TGCCAGCGGCAGCAAGGGCTCGCCCGCGGTGTCCGCCAAAGCCTCCGACCTGTCTATCCGCCCGGCCCCTGCCGTCGCCGGCTATCGCGGCCCTCGCCCAATAACCCCCGGAGTCACCCCTGCGTATTACCCAGGACCGACCCCAAAGACAAGCAAGGAATTGGCCGACCGCGCACGCCGAGCCCGCTAAAGGAATCCAATGTCCGCCAAGAAACGATTCGAATCGCTCGATTCGCTCCGTCATGGAGTACTCGATCGGGCGCGCCAAGCGGCGGCCCTGACGATCCCCTCGCTCCTGCCCGAACTCGGGCTCGACGAGAACTCGCAGCTTCCGCAGCCGTACCAGTCCCTCGGAGCCCGCGGTGTGAACAACCTCGCATCCAAGCTCCTTCTCGCCCTGATGCCGACCACGAACGCCTTCTTCCGCCTGTCGGTGGACGCCGACGTGCTCGATCAGGTGCCGCAGAAGGACGACCTCGAGGACATTCTACGGCGCCGAGAGAACAAGGTCATGAAGTTCATCGAGCGCGGAAACCTCCGCGCCGCTCTGTTCAACGCCTTGAAGCTCCTCATAGTCGTAGGCAACGCCCTCGTCTACATGCCGAAGGTCGGCCCTACGCGCTCCTTCAGGTTCGACCAGTACGTCGTCGTCCGCGACCCGAACGGTGTCGTCATCGAGACCTACATCCGCGAAGAGGCCGACCCCGTCACGATCCCCGCCGCCACGCGCGACGCGTGTCAGGTGAAGCTCGAGGACTCGACGTCAGGCTCGCCGCTGAAGAACGTCAAGATTTACACAGCCATCAAACTCCGCGAAGGCGGCAAGATGGTGGACTACTGGCAAGAGATCAACGATATCGAAGTCCCCGGTTCGCGCGGCGCAGCCCGCGCTGACGAGAGCCCGTACATGGTGCTCCGCTGGACGGCTGTCGACGGTGAGAACTACGGCCGCGGGCACGTGGAAGAGTACATTGGCGACCTGCGGTCCCTCGAAGGGCTCTCCATGGCCATCGTTGGGTTCTCCGCGGTTGCCGCGAAGATCATCTTCCTGGTCCATCCAAACGCGACGACTTCGGTAGACGACCTCGTGGCCGCCTCTACAGGCGACTTCGTTACCGGCTCACTGAAGGACCTCGAAGTCCTCCAGTTGGACAAGTACGCGGACTTCAAGGTCTCGCAGGAAGTCCTACGCGATCTGATCATCCGGCTCTCCCACGCCTTCCTCCTCCAGTCAGGCACTACGCGGGACGCGGAGAGGGTGACCGCCGAAGAAGTCCGGGCTCAGGCTCAGGAACTCGAAGACGTCCTCGGGGGCGTCTACACGGTGCAATCACAGGAGCTTCAACTCCCGCTCGTGCGCCGCGTCGTACACGTCATGGAAGAGACCGGCGAGCTTGAGCGCATCGACAAGCGCGCAGGCATTGAGCCCACCATCATCACCGGCTTCGAAGCCCTTGGTCGGGGCCACGAGTTGAATCGCATCCGCAACTTCCTCGCGGACGCTGCCGCCTCGTTTGGGCCGGATGTTCTACGTGAGTACATCAAAGTGGGCGACGGTCTCAAGAAGTTTGCAGTAGCACACAACATCGACTTCGAATCGCTAATCAAGAGTGACGAAGAAGTCATGGCCGCACAGGCCAAACAGCAGCAGCAACAGATGCAGCAGGAAATGCTGTCTAACGCCGCTGGCCCAGCAGCAGGAGCCGCCATCAAAGGCGCCTCCGATTACATGAACAAGTAGGAGAAAACCTTTCATGTCTCAGCAAGTAAATTCGCGTCCTGGCCCTAACCTTCATGGTTCACTCGCCATCGGCGCCGACCGTGAAGTCCTGCCGGAAGGCGTCCGTTTCGAACGCCGCCCTGACGGCTCCGTATGGCGCATCGAGAAGCTAATCGTCGTCGACAAAAAGAAGGGCGGGCCTGACACCGCAGAGATGCGTGTCGACTCCGTCAAGGATCGCGATGGGCTCTTGAAGGGTATAACGCCTTGGTACGAGAAGCACCTTCCTAAGCAAGCGCCGGTGAAGTCTGGTGAGTAGTGATGCCGCTACGGTAGCCGCCAAGGCCGCCGCAGATGCCGCCGCCCTCGCAGCCACCCCGAAGACGGTAGCGGAACGCCAAGCGGAAGCCCTCGCGGTCACCGCCGCGCATCGCGCCAAGCTCGCCGCCGCCGCCGACGGCACGCCCGATCCCACGGCTACGGTAGTTACGCCCGCCGTAACTCCGGCGACGAAACCGGAAGGCGTGCCAGACAAGTTCTGGAATGCCGAGACCGGAGTCGTGGACTTCGCCGCCTGGGCGACCGCGCACGCCGCGCTCGAGACCGAGTTCCACAAGTCCAAAGAGAAGACGAAGACCGACGAAGAGAAGGCCGCAGAACAAGCCGCCGAGGCCGCCGCAGCTGTCGAGGCCGCGAAGCCGGAGGCAGTTCAGAAGGTCGCCATCGAGTCCGCGCAAGCGGAGTTCGCGAAGGACGGCAAGCTCAGTGACGCGTCATACGCCGCTTTGGAGAAAGCCGGCTATCGTCGCGACATGGTCGACACATACATAGCAGGCCAGACGTCGAAGGCAAGCGCCATGACGACGGCCGCCTATGAGCCCACTGGGGGCGAGGAAGGCTACAACGCGATGACTGCGTGGGCCGCAGAGGCGCTCTCGGAAGCCGAGATCAAAGCGTTCAACGCGCAGCTTGCAACCAACGACCCCGCCGTCATCAAGGCGGCCACAACTGGCTTGTTCACGAAGTACAAAGCTGAAGCTCCGAATGAAGCTCCCCGCATCGGCGGTGGCGCAGGTTCAGGAGTCAGCGGTGTGTTCCAGTCGAAGGCCGAAATGACCGCAGCAATGCGCAAGCCTTCGCCGAACAATCCGAAGAAGACCCTTTACGAGACCGACGCCGCGTATCGCGCCGAGGTCACAACGAAGATATCTAACAGCCGCCGTGCGGGGATTAATATTTTCGTCTGAGTCAAATGGCTCGCGCCGTGTTTCTCCTCCACGGCCGCCTAAAGTCCTCGAACGTCGGACGCAATGTGCCGACGGCGGGGCGCCCATAACCCTCGCGTCTGCTTCGGCGGGCGCGCTACCCGGTCCACCGGGCGTAGGGGCCACGACACGGTCCACCAAATTCTCGCGCCCTCGACTGATCATTGAGTGCGCTTGACGACGAACACCAAGCCGACGTGAGGCCTGCCTGAGGGCAGACACCCGAACAGGTAAAGCATGCGTGGGTAGTCACCTTTCGATCATCCATCACATCCACATCCTGCAATAGGAAATCACAACAATGTCTAACTCAGCCGCAAACCCGGCCCTCGTGCTATCGCGCATGGGTCAGGTGGACAAGGACGGTTCCGTCCTGGCCAACTTCCAAGACATTCTCCTCGGCGAAGTCATCACGGCTTACGAGCAGAAAGTCACCCTGGCGCCCCTGACGCGCCAGCGCATGATCACGCACGGCAAGAGCGCAACGTTCGACGCCGTCTTCACCGCAGCGGTCGAGTACTTCACCGCCGGCAACGAAATCACGGGCGGCGAGATTGCGCACGCTCAGGTGAACATTGCCATCGACGACATGATCATAGCGCCCGTTCGCATCTTCAACCTCGACGAAGCGATGAATCACTACGACGTTCGTGGTCCCTACTCGACGGAGCTTGCGCGTGCGCAGGCCGTCGCGATGGACAAGAACATCGCCCGCAACCTCGTCCGCGCCGCGCGCGCTTCCGCACTCTTCTCCGGCGACACCGCCGGCCAGAGCGTCACGGATGCCGACGGCCGCACGAGCGCGACCTCCCTCGCCGCGACGCTGTTCGCCGCGAAGCAGAAGCTCGAAGAGGCCGACGTGCCGGTCGATAGCGTGACGGTCAACGCCGCGCTCAAGGCTGCACAGTGGTACCTGCTCGCGCAGGAAGACACGCTCGTCCTCAACCGCGACATCGGCGGTGCAGGCTCGTACAGCGCCGGCACGCTCCCGTTGATCGGTGGCGTCGACGTCGTGAAGTCGAACGCGTATCCCTGGGCGACCAGCGATGCCGCGAACACGGCTATCCCGGCGGACTACCGCGTGGACATGACGAACACCATCGGTGTCGTCTTCACGGAAGCGGCGGTCGGTACGGTTCGTTTGCTCGGTCTCTCGTTGGAGACGGAACAGTCCGTTGCCAAGCAGTCGACGCTCGTCGTCGCCAAGCAGGCAGTCGGTCACGGTCCGATCATCCCGAAGGCCGCAGTCGAACTGAAGGTCAGCTAACCCATCAAGCCTGGGAGGAATCAAAACTCCTCCCCGGCTTTTTTTCAAACCAAATCAATCGGAGGACATCTAATGTCCCTATCGAACCTGAAGGCCGTCGACGACGCCTTCAACACCATCTACGCGTCACTCGCGGACGACAAGACGAAGCCGGAGGGCCGCTACGCGGTGTCCCTGCTCGAGCGCGTCGGTCAGATCGTGGGCGAGCGTTACGCTCCTCTCTCGGTCGTGCTCGGCGACGCAGCCGACGCGGGCGTCTCCGAAGCAATCGCGACGGACGGCGAACTCGGCGAGTTGTACTCGCTCTCGCGCGGCAACGTGCTCGAAGCGTTCCCGGTTGGCGGGACGTTCGTCATCGCGGCCGGCGGCGACGCCGACCATGACCTCGGGGACGGCGCTCTCGCCGCCGCGAAGGACGTTGGCCTGAACTGGATCGCAGACGTTACCGTGACGAACGCCACCGACGCCACCATAGCTGCGTTCATCGCAGTTACCGGCGAACTTTCGGCTGTCCTCGGCCGCGCTCTGCGCGCTGGCGACCGCTTCAAGGTCGCAGGCACAGGTGACACGACTGACGACGCGCTCGAAACCGCCAAGGGCTCGGCTCCTGCGGACGACGACGTGTTCGAAGTCACCGCCGCAGGCACGGACGTCACCTACCTCGGCAACGCTGCCGTCGTAGCCGCTGGCGACGTGTATCAGGTCACGGGCGCAGACGCCGTGACGTACATCGGCAAGCTCGCT